GGCACAGGCTGTTCTTGTTGTGGTTGTTCTTGTGGCATAGGCTGTTCCATTTCTGGTGCTTCAACAGATATAGGGCTAGGATATTCACTAGGACTTCTATCATGTATAGACCTAGGTTTTAATGTGGGTTTTATATCCTGTCCTTCAGTAGAATTTGCAATTCTATCTTGATCAGACATATCTCTATATTCATCTATAGTTATTCCTCCACCGCCTTCTGGTTCTACATTAGGTTCAGGTGGATAATCGCCTGTTTCTGCTTTGTAATTTAATATAAAAAATCTTTCTACGTAAGGAACTAAACCTGCTATTTCTTTCTGTTCTTCAGGAGATAAGTTCTTCTTCATTCTTAAAGCTGCATCTTGAGGCTCCACTGCAGGATCGTTTTTAGTAAGAAACTCGAAATCCATTTCTCCTATATTTACAGGTCTATCTTCTTCCATTTGCATCTGTTGATTATTTACAACCATTCACCACTTTCCATCATGTTTGCTAATATGTTTGCTCTTGTTTTCACTTGACTTGCCCATTTGCTATCCAGCATTTCTTTTTTAGCTCTTTTAAAATCACCTTCTATCACAGAACCAAAAAAGTTAGGCCACTCTCTTTGATTAAATCTAGATACGCCCATGTTGAACACCATATCTATAATTACAGTCTTTCTCACTTCGTTCAGGTCTTTCATAAAAGTCCAGTGATCTACTTCTTTCAACACTCTGTCTACGTCATTAGACAGCAACATCTTTGCTTCTTCTTCTGTAATACCTAGTCCATCTCCTGCAATGTTTCTACCTACACCAATCGTAGGATGTCCTACAAGTGTATCTCCAGCTCTTATTTCGTTGCCGTTTGCATCATCGTACACTTTCAATCGCATACCTTCGTGCAATACTAACTTGTCTATTAATTTTTCTCTTGTCTCTTCGTTTATCATTTTTTAAATTGTCCTATTGATTTCAAACCAAAACTAGCACCGATACTTGCAAGGATACCCCAGCTTAACCAATCAGGGCAATCCTCTCTCAAGAACCTAAACCCATCAGATAAATATGGCTGTGCAGCAGGAATGAAGCACGCTACTATGATGGAGATGAAGCAAATTGTCCAGAGCTCGTCTTTCCAGCTATCTGCAGAAGCATCCATTGCTTTCTCTTCCCAGTTCGCATCACTCTGTACTCTTTTTACCTGTGCTTCTATCTTTGCTACTTCTAGCTTTTGTTTTATCTCTGCTTTCTTCTGTCTACCCTTCAACCATGTTCCTGCTAGGTTTGCTATTGGGCTTAAAAATTGTAACATGTTTATTCTCCGTAAAATCTTTTGTTGAAGTCAGCTACTGCTTCTTGAAATTCTTCTTGTGTTTTGTAACCTACTTTCATAGGCAATCCATTAGGGCCTATTCGCACACCTTTATATATTTGTCCATCAATTATTCTTCTACCGTCTGGGCTTTCATATTCCATGGCGTGTCTCAACCATTCGCTTGGGCTAGAGGAACCATCGCCCATAGAATCTATTCTTTCAAGTGCACTTCTATAAGGTTGTTGTCTCCCTTTAGGCATATATTTTGGTGTGTTATTTGCTCCGAAAGCCGCATTTGCCCAAACATCTTCATTTACTTCTAAATCAAACTCATCTGCAAATGCATATAAATAATCTACGTTTTTGTTTGCTTGTGATAATAAAGCACTAGAATTAAAACCATTGTAACTATGAGGATTTACAGCTTTTATTCTTCTCTTTTGTCCTTCTTGTACATTTGAATACTGTTTACCTGCATCATCAACCAATCTAAACTCTACACCACCCATTGGAGGTTTACTTTTACCTTTTCCTCCAATTATACCTGATGAATATAATAAACTAGCACCAGCTAAAGCCCATCCTATAGGGCCTGCAGCAGCCATAAAACCGGGTGTGGATATTAATCCCATAGCGTTTAATCCAGCTACGGTTCCTATCACGCCACTCACAGCTTGAGCACCCTCCATCGGGCTATCAATACCACCTTTTAAAGCGTCATACGCAGAGTAAGCTGATGCTACTGTCATTCCAGCACCTGCTACTTGTCCTGCTAATGAGGGAGCACCTGTGGGTGTTGGCGTATAACTAGAAGTACCTTGAGCTTCTGCTAATTTCATAGCGTCATAACCTGCTAAGTTATAACCTCCTACACTCGTAATAGGATCGCCACTAATAAATCCAGCATCAGTAGCTAAATCTATACCCTCTGCTATACCACCAATTGCATCTGAAGTTTGTGCAACTTTTGCACCGGTTTCATCAACTTGTGCGTATTGATTGGCAAGAGAATCTATATAATTGTAATATTCATCATCTCTGCCCTTTAATCCTTCATATATACCTGTAGCTGCGGATATAATACCCATATTAGTAGGTATTCTCATAGGCTCTTCAATTTTATTTACATTAGCCGAATACCCACTGCCCACTGGCTTTAAATCAGGCGTAACGTCAAATTGTTTACTTACACCACCAATTTTAGATATGCTTTTTCTTAAATTTGTTAAAGCGTCTTCGGGGCCTTCTTCTTCTTCATCTTCATCTTTAAGAAAATCTAGAGAGCCTAATCTATCGCTTTTTACAGCTATATCACCGGGCTTTATATCTTCACCTTTTACCTCTTTAGCTCCTTGATAAAAACCTCCTAGCAAATCAAATTCTTGACCAGAGGCACCTGCTTCTAAAGGTGTTGTGGCAAATGTTGTAAAACTATCAGCGGTTAATGACATTATTTTTTATTATCTTCCTTTTTCATATTATCAAAATTATTCTTCAAGTTGAGGAGCATTGCCAGCAAACTGGCTCTCCCCTGCAGTCGGTACACCTCCAACTCCGATTGTGCCGTTACCAGACCCTGTAAGGTCTGTAGGTTGAGGCCCTGCAGCAGCTGCTGTAGCGGTTCCCATACCTGTGGGTTGTTCACCACCGGGGCTAGGCGTTTGAGGACTTCCTGATTGTTGTTCTCCTTGGACATTTTGCATTACTCCTTTTAACATGGTTGAATAGATTTGAGCTTGGTTCATATCATTTACAAGACTGTCTGGGTCTATGTCCTGTGAAATAGCTAATTCTTTTAATAAGTTTGGTATCTTAATAAAAGGTGCTAACATAGGATTAGCCACTGTTTGCAATAAAGCTGTGAGTCTTTGAGAACGCACCTCTTTCTGCATTACAGATGCCACACCTCTAGGTTTAATTTCCAAGTCTCCAACGATATCTGGATTGTCTTCATTAAACTGCATATTCCACTGGAAGAAAGCCTCTCCCAAAGGTTTTATCATATGGTCATCTATATTCTTAATTACAGTCTTGATTGATAACCCAGCTGATCCTAACAACATTGATAGGCCAGCTGCTGTTCTGCCCGTACCACTAACGCCTGTCTGTCCGTGCATAATACTGGGTATACCAGTTTCTTCATCAGCCAACTGTCTAGCTTTATCATACATCTGTATGTTCTCACCAGCGGTATTAGGGAACTTAATACCATTTACTGCTGTTCCTGTAACGCCAGACTGTCTTCTGAATATCTTACCCGGAAATATATCATAATTCTGTCCGGGAACTAATGATGTCTCATCAACATCAAATATTAAATTACCTGCAAGTGTTAAATTATCAATAGCCATTCGTACATGACCATTCATTAACATCTGTGCATCCTCCATATTCTCTGGTACTCCAATACCCCAAATTTGATAAGGGCTTATTTCGTATGGAAATACTTGATATGGTATTCTTGTTGGTGTAAATGGATTTACTACAGCACGTAGCACTTGATTTCCACATACCCACACATTTACCTGTACTTGTTCTAATTCATCTATTTTACTAGAATCTTCTCCTATTTCTGTTAAAAAAGAAGAGTCTACGGTACCCCAATACTCTAATACTTCAAATCTTTCATGTGCACCTCTTGATAAATATTCATCATCTCTAATTATGCTTTCAAAATACTTATCTACATAATTGCCACCGCCTGTTAGCACTGTTCTTACTGCATCTGCATTAAACATAGGCATGTTCATAAGATTTTTAAGCTGTGCTCTGTTCATTTTGTGTCTTTGTATTACATAATCACAGTCTTCCATATTAGTGGCTATAG